GTAGATTGGATCAGTACTGGTAATTTAGCCCTTAATTTTTTAATTTCAGGGGATTTTAATAGAGGAATACCATTAGGGAGGGTTACATGTCTTGCTGGTGAAAGCGGAAGCGGAAAAAGTTTCATTGCCAGTGGAAACTTAGTGCGTCATGCCCAACAACAAGGCATCCTCCCTATTTTATTAGATACAGAAAATGCATTGGATTCAGATTGGTTGCAAGCATTGGATGTAGATATTTCAGAAGATAAATTATTACGGTTCGGCGTATCAATGATTGATGAAGTTGCAAAATTTATCAGTGAGTTTATGAAAGGCTACCGCGATCAGTATGCAGATGTACCTTATGAAGAACGCCAAAAAGTTCTCTTTGTTATAGATTCGCTAGGTATGCTACTTACCCCAACTGATAAAGATCAATTTGAAAAAGGTGACATGAAAGGTGACATGGGTCGTAAACCTAAGGCATTAACGGCCCTTGTTCGTAATAGTGTTAATTTAATTGCAGGTAATCCTGTAGGAATAATTGCTACTAATCATACATATGCATCACAGGATATGTTTGATCCTGATGATAAGATTAGTGGCGGACAAGGTTTTATATATGCTTCGTCTATTGTTGTTGCAATGCGAAAACTTAAACTTAAAGAAGACGAAGACGGTAATAAGATATCAGATATTAGAGGTATTAGATCTGCATGTAAAGTAATGAAAACACGTTTTGCAAAACCATTCGAAAGTGTGCAGATTAAAATACCTTATGATACAGGTATGGATCCATATAGTGGATGTTTAGACTTGTTTGAAAAAGCAGGTGTAATAGTTAAAGAAGGTAATAAATTAAAATACACTACTACAACCGGAGAAGAAATTAAAGAATTTCGTAAAGGTTGGGGTGCAGAAAACCTTCAAAAAGTTATAGATGATTTCAAAGAAAATGACGCTCCTTTGGTAAATAACGATGACGTATTACCAGAGGAGGTTGTCGATGAAGATGAATGAACAAGAAGTACATTTAATACATGATTTATGGGATGTTATTAAATCATATTCATCATCTAAGGATCACGAAATAGCATGTGAAGAACTTTTAGAAAAGTTCGATAACAATGGATATGTTATCGAAGATAATATAAGAGAGTTAAAAGGTTACGATGGAGTGATGGATGATGTGTTGGCGAGTATGTTTTATGAAGAAGAGGAAGAGGACGAAAACCCCGAAGTATACGACTATTAATGAGTACATGGTATAGAAAAGTCCAACAAGACTTAGGCGAACTTGTAAACTGCATATTAGCATACGAAGAGCAGTTAGAGAAAGCACGAGTCGAGTGTGGCATGAAAGGCAACCTAGAAAGATTATCTCGTGAGATGCCTGGCATCGTAGAACATCGATTTAATCAACTGCAAGAAATAGAAGCAATCTTAGAATTTCTAAATATAGAGCTTCGTAAGAAACGATCCCACGTTTTTAGACAATATACTGAACATTATAATAAAATGTTAAGTTCTCGAGATGCTGAAAAGTATGTTGATGGCGAAGATGAAATTGCAGACTTTCAACACTTAGTAAATGAGTTTGCATTACTAAGAAATCGTTTTCATGGTCTTATAAAAGCCTTAGACGCAAAGCAATTTCAAATTAATAATATTGTTAAACTGCGAGTAGCAGGATTAGAAGATATTGGATTATAATGGGTAGCACAGAAGATTATTATTATGATGTTTTTTTACCTAAACAAGAAAAAGAACAAAAAGAACAAAAAACGGCTGAAAGTTTAGTAGAAATAGTAGAAAAAATGAAAAAAGATAGAAAAAAAGAAGAAAAAAATGCCAAAAAAGGTTGACTTTTTTGTTGCAGATAGTATAATACTTACATGCTGAACGAGAGAGTAAACATTAACAACGAACAAGGATGCACTATGCAAATCAACGCAAAAGTACATAACGGTGAATACGGCGGCAAGCAGATACTTAACGAAACTTTTCCTTTAGTGAAAGGTTTTTCGGTAGGTAAGAACGGCGGCTTTATTACTGTTGATGGTGCCCAGGTTGATGGATATCCAGACAGAGAAATCCGTATTAAACTTGTTAATAAAAACGACTACGAAGTTGTTAATTTTTATGGAGCAGAAGTGAAGCAAGAACTTGTTGATAACACACCACAAGCAGTAAAACAAGAGCTCAGCGATGAAGAGAGGCTTGCAGAAATCCGAGAGCGTTTTGAAATACTAGACGAAATGACACAAGGCTCCATAGATGGAGTTGTACGTGGAATGGTTGTAACAGGACCTCCAGGAGTAGGAAAAAGTTACGGTGTTGAAAAAGTTATTGAAAAGAACAGTATGTTTGATAAACTTGCAGACAAGCCAGTTAGGTTTGGAACTGAAAAAGGTGCTGCAAGTGCAATTGGTTTGTACCAGTTACTTTACAGGTATGCTGATCCAGGAAGCGTGTTGGTACTTGATGACTGTGATAGCATCCTTTGGGACGAAGTTAGTTTGAACTTGCTGAAGGCGGCACTTGATTCCAGTAACAAGCGAATGATTAGTTGGAACACAGAGAGTTCAGCATTACGCAGAGAAGGTGTTCCGGAGAAATTCGAATTTTGCGGATCAGTTATTTTTATTACAAATCTTAAATTTGATAATGCCAAAGGCAAGATCAAGGATCACTTAGATGCAATTCTTTCAAGATGTCATTACTTGGATTTGACACTTGATACGATGCGTGATAAAATGCTCCGTGTAAAACAGATAGTAGGAGACGGTATGCTTACAAAGTATGGGTTTGATAAAGCAGAGCAGAATGAGATTATTAGTTACATGGAAGATAACAAAGATAAGTTGCGTGAGTTGAGTTTGCGAATGGTAACTAAGGTTGCAGACCTCAAGAAGATGTCACCAACACGTTGGCAAAGACTTGCAGAAAATACTTGCATAAAGCGTGGCAAGTAAAATTAATTAACCTTTAACTAAAAGGAGTCTTAGGACTCCTTTTTTTATGACTTAATGCCTGAATGTACAATTGAAATAAAAGACGAAGTAAATGTTAAAATACATGATCTTGATTTAGTTACAAGAAGACAACTAGAAAAAAAGTTCAAGTATTTTTTACCACATGCATTCCATGTACCTGCTTATAAATTAGGACGATGGGATGGGTGTGTTTCCTTCTTTGGTGTAGGTGGTGTTACATACCTTAATTTGCTTGATGACATAATACCTATATTAAATGAGAAGTATGTCATTAACATCAAAGACCATCGTAAGAATCAAACATTTAGTTTTGACGAAGTAACAGATACTATACATGGTAAACTAACATGGCCCAAAGGACATACACACGAAGGCAAAAACATAGTATTACGTGATTATCAAGTAGAAATAGTTAATCAGTTTTTAGCAGAACCACAATGTTTGCAGGAGATTGCTACAGGAGCAGGAAAGACGCTAATTACGGCTACTTTAAGCTATTGTGTTGAACCTTATGGGCGTAGTATAGTCATAGTACCTAATAAAGACCTTGTTACGCAAACGGAAGACGACTATAAGAACTTAGGGCTCGATGTTGGGGTATTCTTTGGGGATAGAAAGGATATTGGTAAGACTCATACGATATGCACCTGGCAGAGCCTTAATTCTATGGACAAAAGATACAAGGACGGGGAGATAGATATAGGACTTAAATTATTTGCTAAAGGTGTAGTATGCATTATGGTAGACGAAGTACACATGGCTAAAGCAGATGTATTACGCAAGTTGTTAACAGGGCCATTTGCATCTATACCTATACGTTGGGGACTTACTGGTACTATTCCGCAAGAAGAACATCAGTATGCAAGTCTTAAAGCATCCTTAGGCAATGTAATAAACAGATTAAGTGCGTCTGAATTACAAGAGCAAGAAGTTCTTGCTAACTGCGAAATAAATATAATACAGATACAGGATACAGTTCAATATCCTAATTACCAGTCCGAGTTAACTTACTTAACAACAAACTCAGATAGATTAGATTATCTATCAGAATTATTCAAAGACATTGTCAAAGAAGGCAATACACTTGTTTTGGTAGATCGTATTAAAGCAGGTGATATGCTACAAGAAAGGCTAGGAGATGAGAGCGTTTTTATATCAGGTTCCGTTAAGTCAGCAGACAGACGAGAACAATACAATGAAATACAAGACTCTGACAACAAAGTCATTATCGCTACTTATGGTGTCGCATCTGTTGGTATCAATATACCTAGGATATTTAATTTGGTCTTATTAGAGCCTGGCAAAAGTTTTGTTAGAGTTATTCAATCAATTGGGCGAGGTATACGAAAAGCACAAGACAAAGACTTTGTAAAGATATGGGATATAACATCCTCTGCAAAGTTTAGCAAGCGACATTTAACTAAACGTAAAAAGTTTTATACGGAAGCAAAATATCCGTTTACAATTCAAAAGACCACAATATGAAAGTATTAACATTAGAAAATAAACCATTAGAAGTAGATAATTTACCAGACGAAATAGATGATATAAGGTATAATGTATTAGATTGTTCTGATCCAAATGACATAGATTATATTTTTGTTCCTTTAGTATTTTTAGAATCTTTTAATTCTCCTGCGGCAGTTTGTAAAATAGGTAATAATATAATAAACATACCGTTAGATTGGAGTTTAGTTATTAGTGAACCTGATGTAGGCGATGCAGAAATAATGCCATTGATGTCATTAAATGATAGAAATTTTAAAGCATTTTCTTTAAATCCTTTAACAGATATAATGCCTAGTTTTTTACCTATAACTATAGAAAATGTATATTCTGAAACTAAATGGTTTGTTCCTAAATTGAAACCAGGACATATTTTAACTATGCCTTTAAATAATCAAGATAAACCTCAATGTGCATTTTTTCTAAAAGAAACCAATAAAGTTCCTGAAGTTCTTGACATAGGTCAAATATGGGTATAAAATATGTTGTTATTTGATGATATATTAACTCTTGACGAACTAGAATTTTATTCAAATAACATACTACAAGAAAATACCGAACCTTATATATTTGATAAAACCAAAAAACCTAAAAATTTGCAAGAAGAGCTAATATTAAAAATATTTAATGAAAAATTGAATATGATGCATATTGCTAATTTTATTGAATATTGGATAAACACAAATGACAAAGATCATAATGAATATTACCATATAGATAAAAACGAGTTATTATTAGAACAAAAAAATATATTATCTGTACCATTATATAGTGCCGTAATGTATTTATGGAAAAATAATATACAAGGAGGATACTTACGTATATACGAAGGACCAACTAAAACAGAATATTATGAAAAAATAAAACCTGTTCAAAATAGATTATGTATTTTTGAAGGTGGATATACTTTGCATGGCGTAGAAAAAATTTATAGTGGTATTAGATGTTCATTGGCAATAAGCTTCTGGGAAGAAAAACCATTATTTTATGAATAAAATAAATTTAAAAGATGTCTGTTTAGCAATAGACAAACGTAACAAAGAATTTTATAATAGTTTAGATAAAGAACAACAAAAGAAGTTTAGCACATGGCTTTATATGCGGTATGCTTCTAGTGTTGATAGTCCTATATTCCGTGATCATTATTTGCAAATGGTTAATGACCTTGTAAATGTTAACTTTAATGACTTACGACATCATGTAGAATTGCAATGGTTATTAATGTCGTTATGTGGTATAGGCAAAAAACAATTTCATCCTTGGGTAAAACCAGGTAAACGCAAAGAAAAGCCTAAAGTAAAAACATGGCTAGCAAAAGCATTTCCAGAATTAAAAGATAGCGAATTGGACACATTGATAGAATTAAATACAATTGATGAACTTAAAGACTACGCCAATCAACAAGGACTCACAGATAAAGAAATTGACAGAATCTTTTAAATGTAAGTATTGCTTCAAATCATTTAAACGTGAGAGAACTCTCACAGTTCATATGTGCCAGCAAAAACATAGATGGAATACTAAAGACGAAATACCTAGTAGATTGGCATATGAAGCATATTGTGTATTTCATAAAACTTGTATGCCTGGCGGAATACATAAAGATAAACAACCATTAACTAAGTTTATTAGTTCGCCTGAATATAATGGATTTTATACATTTGGAAAATATCTTGCTGATTTAAAATTACCTATGAATCAACAAGAAGAGTTTATTAAATTTGTTATGCAACAAGGCGTTAAAATACGAGACTGGTGCAAAAGTTTTGTATTAGAAGAATTTATTAAACAGTATTCTTTAAAAGAAGACCCTAAACGGGCAGTTGAATCTGTCGTATTATTAGCAGAGGAGTGGAGCAATGAAACTAACAGACATTGGACAGAGTTTTTTGATCAAGTATCCCCGAGCAGGGCAACTCATTTTATCATCACCGGACGTATTAGCCCTTGGATTATTTATGGTACTAGTGCTGGTCAACGTATGGTTGATCGATTAAATGAAAAAGAATTAGAAATAGTAATCAATCATATTAATGTTAACACATGGAAACATAAGTTAAAAAAATATCCTGCATCTTTGAATGCATTAGAAGTAATTGATGAAACTTGTAAATGACAGATATTGATATCGACTTAAAAAATAGAGATGATGTGCTAAACAAGTTAAAGCACATACCGGCAAGTATTATTACTAATACAGTAAAAAAACACAATACAGGTGTTTATTTTCACGACATTCCGCATGATCCTACAACAAATTTATCTACGATTAACTATAAGGAAGCCGAAGAATTAGGTTATTTTAAACTCGATTTACTCAATGTAAACATCTATGAACATGTCAAAGACGAAACCCACCTAACTAGATTATTAGAACGAATCCCAGATTGGTCTTTGTTATTGCATAAAGAAATTGTT